CATAATTAATGAATCAAATAATAATTCATTTATTTTCAAAAAGCATTTGATCATTCGAATATCTGAAGTATATATTCCTTTGCAATTTCCCAAATAACAGAGAGTATATATAGAATATGGTGGAAATTCTCACTGGCGAAAGGATCAGATATTATACTAAAAGTATTACTTAGATTTATATCATCATTAACTTTATCAGACGTTTGATATTTGCTAACGTTTCTAATAACATCACCATAGTAATCTCTTTCAATAGATTGTTCTTGCCATACACCAGGTTCGATTTCTACTGTTTTAATATATCCTATTTTTCCATAGAATTTCGCCATGTAGATCCTCCTTTAAATAATATTACCCAGCTGGTTGTTCATCTGGATCAGCAGCAGGAGTAGTATTTCCTCCAGCTTTCTTAAGAACAATTGCTGAATATGGAACTGTTAATGCACCTGACATTCTTGTTTCCATAAGATATTTCATCTTATTGAAATCGATATCAAAGTCATCAAACATATTAACGTTACCACCTTTATCAGCACCTGCAGTATAATCATTTAAGTTAACAATTATACCATAGATACCAGTATAGTTTTCCATTTCTGGAATAGTAACAATTTCTTTAACTCTTAAAGCAGTAGCTAATTTCTCTTCAGAATCATAAATTAGTCTACCATTTTGATCTTCGATTAATAATAATTCTGTTAACATATCTTCTGTAGTATAGAATTTAGGTTTACCAGAACCTTTATAATCTTTACGAGCTTTGATAGCAGCTCTAATTACACCTTTAGCTTCAGAATCATTTTCTGAATGACTATTAGCAGGATTATTGTAATCTCTTCCTTTAGTAACAGTATATTTGATAGTATATGTATCGTTATCTGTTAATATTGGTCTAATATTTTGTTCATTAATCTTATCTGCATCAGACACATCTCTACCATCACCAAGTAACATAGCTAAAGCTAATTCCTTGTCTAATTGTTTACGCATTTCGCGTTTTTGCCAAGCAACTACATCGAAATCTGTAATGTCGATAACATCATCTCTATCAATTTCATTCTTGATATATACAGTTGTAGGAGTAGTTACACGGTTTAAGAAAGACATTTGGATATTTGTTTTCTTATTACCTTTAATATATCCCTTAGCACGAGCTGTTTCCTCATTTAATCTTCCTAAAGTATTTTTAACTCTTGAGAATGGTGAATGTTTAACATCACTCATAACACCAGCAACCCAGCTGTTGTCTTTCTCAATCATTCTTGGTTCACGATCAAGATTTACTGCATCTGGAAATAATTTACTGTAATCATTATCAGCACCCCAAGTAGGTTCTTCTTCCTCATCAGCATGTGCTAGATAAGCATCTCTCATTGAACCATATTTTTTAGCATCAGCAATAACTTCGCTTAGCATTTCAGAATGTTTTAATGTATTAGATTCTGTATCTTTGTCAAATACGTTATGTTTCATTTCTTCTTTCTCTCCTTCTTCTTTGTTTTCTTCTTCAGCTTCATCAGAACCATCGTCATCTAAAGCTTGGCCTACTAAAGCGTAAACCATATCTTTTTGCTCTTCATTAAGAGTGTCAAAGATTTCTTGTAGAGTTTTTTCTGAATCAGCATGTTCAACTACTTCTTCAGACTCATTTTTTGTTGATTCAACTTCTTCAGTTTTTTCAACTTCTTTAGTTTCTTCCATTTCTTTAGTGTCCTCCTCTTCTTCATCAGCGTTTTCGCTGTCTTCGCTGCTTTCATCTGAATGTTCCAATACACTGATAGATTCGTCTGTGTATATAACACCTTCTTCTTCACCATCAGCGTCATCGCCATGCATTACCACAGAATCGATGAAAGCGCCAGGATTAGCACCAGCCAACACAAGACTAACCTCTCGTATACACCCATGTACAACATTATTTTTCTCAGATTTTAATCGATTGGCATAAATAGATAATTTATCTACATCACCATTCAAAACTAGAGATCTGGCTGTTCGTCCAGATTCCGTATCATTGAATTTGCAATAAGCATATACTCCATCAGCTCTGTTTTCCAATAATGCATGTCCTAATATTTCATTAGGATCATTATGTTGATGATTCCAAACTAATGGCACAGTTTGTCCGTCATCATCTTTAAACGCGTCTCTTTTTATAACACGCCCATCAGACCATTTGACATCATTCTTGGTTGCCCAACCACTGAAATCATATTTCATTAAACGTCCTCCTTTCGAACATTTTATTCATTCGTCATCCCAGATAAAACATCTCTTCCCAATTCTTTATAATCTTCCAATGACAATTCATCAGTAACATCTGAATTTTCTTCAGGGGGTACATCAAAATTATTATCGGCATTTTGAGTATTTTGGTTTTCTCCAGGTTGTCGAATATTACTATTAACAAGCTGATCAGCCTTAGGATCTTTAGATGGTTTATAACCAACAATAGATCTTATTTCATTAGCCGTCATAATTTCATTTCTTGTAAACTTGTCAGCAATTTCAGCTATTTGTTCAACAGGAACTAATTTAAACGGATCTCTGAAATATTCTATAGATTGACCCTGAGTACGAGCTGTTTTAGTAAGAAACTTTCGTTTCATTTCGTCAGTTATGGCCGATAATATTGGCTCAACAGTACGATTGTAATAATTAAGCATTGCTTTCTCATCAGCAGTTCCGTCCATGATAGCTTGTGTAATTCCTAACTGGCTGTATAGCATACTCGTTAGGTATTCCACCTGCTTCATTAGTTGGTTTTCTACTGGACGATTAAGCTGTATAATTTTTTCCGTACCATCGGCATAGGCAATACCATATTTAGTGCCATTTAATTGCCTTTCAATTTCAGCCATACGCTCGTCAGCTTGCTTTCGCCTAGCTTCTGATTTTATTACATACGGTAATTGAATAATTAAATCCAATTTACCGGAGCTAGTTATTTCATCAACAGCATCCAACAAAGTTAACTTACGAATAAGTCTTTGTAATGTTGAGTTAGGTTCATTCATAACAGCATATAGAGGGTTTTCTATAAGACATACATTATGTTTATTTATAAGTATATCTTCTTTTTTTCCTCTATTTTCATTATATACTCTAACTTTAACATCATTTGGATACCATTCTATAACTTTTCCAGTTCGCATTGTTAACACATCAAACGAACCAGAATTATCTGGATTAACAGTTGTATCAACAGGAACCAAAGCAACTGATCCTTCATCAAACATAGACATTACAGCATCTTGCATAAATGCACGAGGTGTTTGGTCTAGATTACTTTCTGTTGATAAACAGTCATTCAAATGGCTATCTACTTTATTTACAAATCTACCATTTTCATCAATTTTGCAATGTACAACGTCTATTGCAGCAACATCCATTGCTATACGATTTAAAACGGCAGTGAGTATAGATCGTTCTCGTCCGCCAGTTAAACGAACTCTGTCTGGTCTAGTATAATAACCATTATCGGTTCTTACACGGTAATTTGTTATTTCGTTTTTATTGCGAAAAGCATTCCATGCGTTTTTGATTCTAGAACCAATTGATATTGGCATATGTACTTACCACCTTTCCAAATATTTATGTTTAATCAATATTTTTCCTTTATTTCCTTTATCCCATCTATGTATAGATTCAAAATTTAATAATAAAGATTCTATTATTGATCTTTGGTCACGTTGGGGTTCGTAACCTTGTATATTTACCTCTTTGAAAATTTCATTCAAGGCTAAATATGTGTCTATATCTAAAAATTCAATCAAATGCAAATAAGCATGACTATTAGGCATTAATAAACCGCCGTTACTTATTTCGAGTCGACCGCCATCACATTTCTTTTTAATATGATGAAAAGTAACATCCTTTTTAACAAGTTTATAGTTCATCCAATCTAAATTTGAATATGGTTTATAAATTTTTAACATATCTTGAACTACTCTTTTCAAACAGATACCCTCTTTCTATTTAATTTAAACGATTTCTCATTGTATTTATTTCGTTTAAACCTCTTTCAAACTGATTTTTTTCTGCCAATAATTTGTCAACTTTAGCTTTTGCTTTAGCACGTTTAGCTTGTATTTTATCGGCTTTCAACGTTAATTTATACGCTTTTCCTATTTGTTCAGAATTAGACTCAGGATTACCAAACATTCTGGCCATAAAGCCATTTGCTTTTCTTTCTAATTTGTTAGATTTAGCTCTTAGTTTGGCTTCTTTAACCGCATATTTTTGTTCCATTCTATCACTTTTAGCAGACGCTTTGTTTAATTTAGCGTTTAATTTAGATATTTTATTAGTAGTTTTAGAATAATGTTTATCTAATAAAGCTCTAGCTTTTGTATGCTTTTCTGAATTTTTGGTTTTATCTGATGAATTGTAATTAAGCAAAGATCTGGCTCTATGGATTCCCCATTTCATTCCTGGTATACCATAATGTTTCAATTCATCATCAGATAAATTAGCATAATCATTCCATTCCCACACTATTAATCACCTCTATCCAAAAATCTTATCTAATACTTTTCTACCAACCTTACTATGTTTTGAAACTTGTGTAAGAGTTTTGGCAGTAAATCTTATAAACTTCTTTTGAATTTTAGGGGTTCTTTTTAATCTTTGGTTTACTTTTTTTAAATCAGATTTATCATATTTTATAGCTTTTTTATAATGTTCTGGTCCATAAACCTTACCGTTTGGACCATGATATGATCGATTATTTTTTATCATATCACTTTCCCATTTTATATTTTCTTTTAAAGTTTGTTTTTCAACATCTGGTGCATATTTATAAACCCAATGCCCATTTTTATATAATCTCGTTATATATTTATGTTGACGATAACCACTATGATATATTTCTACATCATTAGGATTTATATAAACACTCATTTTTATTATTCACCTCTATTCAAAAGCTTCTCTATTTATTTTATAAGCAACATAAGCATCCATTAACGCAGCTATAGCATCAATTTTTTGTTCATATCGCTTTTTATATAGTTTTCTATTTCCATTAGTATCTTCTAATACTATACAGTTACCCATAGTAAATGTTATTAATTCCTCATCAAATAAAAGTAAACGATCTTCTGCCATTTTCTTAAGTTCTCCTAAAGGTACTGATTCAGTTTTAGCACCTTGAATAACTTTTTCAATTCCAAAAGGTCCGTTTTCTCTTTCCCATCTTTCTACAAAATCTTTTGCATTATATGGGTCATAACCAAAACATCTAACGTCATATGATCTCTCCAATATATGATTATCTAAATCATCATATACTTGCATCATATCTAATACTGTACCAGGCATAACAATAAGACTTCCTTCTTTTATGAATTCATCATATTTTACACGCATAGCTGGTGGAAGTTTCATTAGTGTATGTTCAGTTATATAATTTCGAGTTTTGATTCCGAATTCACTATTACGTAATGGAAACAAAAATGTGAAAGCACAGAAATCGTCACCTTGTGATAAATCTGCACCGAGAGCACATGGTAATTCCCAGTAATCTCTCTTCTTATGTGGTAAAGTTTCTTCATATGTAAAGAAATATGTATATCCTTCCATTGGTATTCCAAAACGTTTAGCTAATATATCATTACGTGTAGCAGGGACTTTTTCAGCTCTTTCTACTTCTAATTGATATGTTTCATAACTAACAGTTTTACCAAGATTAGGGTTAGCCTTTATCCACATATCTGGATTGCCAACTTCATCTATATTATCGAGTTTATACCACCATATGGAAACATGTGGGTTTATATAATCGCCTTTTAGTATATCCATTAACTCCATTTTAATAGTATCACCGGGTCCATTACGAACTGTACCTTCAGAACTAACGGCTATTATTAAATAGTCTTCATTCTTAGATGCCCCTTGTTCAAGGGCTCCTATAACATCTTCTCTTATATCTCCAGATAACCATTCATCAACAGTATTAATTCTACTGTTTAAACCCTGAAGTTTATCTATAGACATTGGTCTTATTTCTAACAAAGATCCTGTTAAGAAATTTTCAATACCCTTTTTAGTAGATGCTAATTTTACTCTATTCGCTTTAGAGCCAGTTGTATTATTAATCGATCCTTCTGTTAAAAATTTAAATAAAGGACCTCTTGATCTTGTTATTGATGTTCTAATAGGTGATAATACTTCTTCCGCCTGTTTCATAGTTGGCGATGTATGAACTTGATGTGTTGTAGATGTATCAACATTCAAATAATAACTTTGTATTGTTGATTCATACATAGATTTAGCAGCACCTCTGGCAATAACTAAATATTGCTTATTTATTAATCTTTTCTTTATTCTTTTTGTTCTATAATGTCCACCATGTCCATCTTTAGATGGAACATAGACACTTCGTTCAACAAAATAATACCATCCAAATACTTGCTCAGCCCATAACTTAAATGTTGGCAAAAGAGTTAAATCTTCACCATCAGTTAATGTTAATTCATTTTCGCAATAATCTATGAATCCGTTAACAGCTGTATCATCATAATATATTCCAGGATTTCTTATTAATGCATCTATACGATTCATTTCTAACGAAATTGTTTCACATACTGGAATATCACCATGCATAACAGCTTCTCTAAACATTCCATAATAAATTGGGGTGGCTGTATTTGATAATGCGATTATTTACTAAATCCCAATTTCTTTCTTTCCTTATTAGCGATTTCTTGTCTTCTAGCAGTTTCATTAGAAACTTCTTCCCAATCAGCCTCAGGAATATTATCTTTATTTTTTAATATGTCTTCAGTATAAGATCTTCCTTTTGTCTGTTTAGCATAATCTATATGTGATTTTAAAGGATGATCATGTAAATATTTGCTAATAACCGGTTTCAAAGCTTTAGCGTCTTCACGAAATTCCTTAAGAGTATCCTTAACATCTTTGTTTAGATCTTTTTTTAATTCGTTTTTCTCTTGCTTTTTTTGCTGTTTGCTAGAATTATTGTTATTAGAATTATTAGATTTTTTATTATTAGAATTACTAGTAGTGTTATATTTCTCATTTAAAAATTTATTAATCTCTCTATCACCAGTTTTAGTAATTAAATTAGCAATTGTATTTTGTATACCTTTTGATATACCGCCGGCAACACCTCTTTTAACACTTGGTATTAAATCATCGTCTATCATTTTTTTGATAAATTTTTGTCCTTTTGACATTTTATCATATTTAGCTTCTTTAGCTTCTTTTTCACGTAATTCTCTATTTTGTTGTTTTGTTTGAAGAGTATTACGTTCCATACTTAAACGATTATAATATTTTTGTAATTCTCCATCAGACATATCTTTTACGTCTTTTTCAGACAACAACTCACGGGTATTCTTTCCGCCACCCCTACGGTTAAGAGATTTACCTGTAAGTTGTTTATACATATTATTATTTGCTTTATTATCTTCATTGTATTTTTTCTTAATGCTTTTGTTAGTGGCCTCTAACTGTTTTCTTCTTTTTTCTCCAGCTTTAGTTAAAGAACCATCTCTTTTTAAATATCTCAATCTTCCTAACGCAGTTAGACTACCATCAGGATTCTGATATAATCGTTGTCCCCATTTTTGCCCAGGGGTTCCATGATGATATATTTCATTGTTTCTAGTTTCCATAATGCTAGCCTCCTTTTTATGTATTATCAGAACCAACATTAATACGCCATTCCAATTCTTGAATAGTTTGTTTTATTGCCTCCATCACTGCACCATTTGATGGTGGATCAAACAATAATCTTACTCTTAAATAGATATAAGTCTTTACTGTTTCAATCATTTCTTTTTCACAATATTCAGACCATTTTGCTTCTGAATCTGAAATTGTGAAACCATCTTCTGGTCCAAAACCGATTTGATTTAATATTACAAATATTGAATTAATATGCATAATAATATCAGTGTCAAAATTGTTATATGAACTTTCAATACCTAATAATTTTTTAATAGAATTTAATATACTATCTTTAACTTCTTCAGTCTTAGTTTCTTCCTCAGTCATTAACATTTCACCTACTAACTATTCATTTCTAGCCAAATGAAATCTTTCTTACAATAACCATATACATCATCTTGTGTTTTTATTTTATAAAATTCATCAGTACTATCGTCTAAATATACATAAACTCTAGAATCAGAATTTAAAACACATGCTACATCAGAATTTATATTAGCTTCTGTTCTAACATTTAATTTATTACATCCACCAACGATACCTTCTTTTACATTAGCAATTTCTTCTTGATTTTCTGTATCTTGTTTTTCTTCATCTGATTCCTCGTTTGATTCTTCAATTATATCTTGAACTACTTCTTGTACATCAACATTTTGTTCATTTGCTTCTTCAATGATAGCTTCAGCAACTGCTTGTACAGTTTCTTCAGTAACTACTTCTTCAACAGTATTTTCGATTACTTCATTTTCCATTTTCTTTTTACCTTTACCTTTCTTAGCCATTTTTATTCCTCCTTCTTAATGTCGCCAAGGACATGTGTCATTTTTGTAACGAACTATTGGTGTGTCTTCAATTAAA